TATATCTGTGTATTCAGAAAATCATCCTTTAGATTATCAAAAGGCTATAGATTATTTTAAACCAAAAAAAATATATGACCTATGTGATTATGATGTTTATCCTAATGGTACAGGAGAACAATTTGAAAAAATAATAAATTTTAGTATATACAAATCAATTAAAACAGATATAAAATTTAAGTATCTATTTTTAGGTACAAATGAAATATACTATAAAGAAGCAGAAAAACATATAACAGATTATTCATCACACGGTATTATAGTTTATAGAAATCAATTTTTAAATAATGAATTGAATCATGTATATGTGCCTGTAAAAAATTTATTAGGCATATTTGAAACTTATGTTTACACAAAACCAAACTTTGATCCTGCGCCAAGAATAATACAAGAGTGTAAGTGGCTAGGAAAAGAAGTTGTTTATTTAAGAGATAAGTACATTAAAGACGGTGGTAATGTTTATTGGAATAGACCTGCAGTTTGCTTAACACAAAGTAAAAATAAAATAGAAAATCTTATAAAGTTATTATGAACAAAGATGTACAATATTTTTTAAATAGAAGACGTTTAAATATTGATATTGGTTTTAGATGTCCTTTACAATGTCCTAAATGCCAAAGACAGCATGGCCATTTAAACCATGGTATGAAAGTACCTGGTTATGATTTAAGTTTAAATGAAATAGATAAAATATCAAATTTTTATAACGAAATAAATTTTTGTGGTCAATTATCTGACCCAATTCATCATCCAAAGTTTATAGAAATATTAAAAATGTTATATGAAAAAAAATGTGGCGTTTATGTGCATAATGCCTCATCACACAAACCTTTTGATTATTATATTAAATGTTTTAAAGCACATCCATTAGCTGGTTGGATATTTGGAATAGACGGATTACCAGAAGAAAGTTGTCTATACAGAATAAACCAAGATGGAGAAAAACTTTTTAAAATAATGTGTGAGTCTAAAAAATATTTAAAAGAACCTCCAACATGGCAATACATAGTTTTTAGATATAATGAAAATCATATAGATCAAGCAAAAGAAATGGCTAGTAAAGCTGGAGTAAAATTTTTATTATATTTTTCTTCACGTTGGTCATCAGATGATGACATATATAAACCTAAAAATCCAAAGGTATCACAAAATGCAAAAATATAAAAACGTAAGTATGGCACCTCAATGTATGCCTAAAAAAGAAGGGGACACTAGTGAAAGACAGACACCAGCTGTTACAAATAGAGGACACTTAATTCCATGTTGTTGGTTAGATACTCCAAATTCACTAAAACACCCTATTATGAAAAAACTGTTAAAAGTAAGTAAAATTGATGATTATGAAAGTATTGATGAAATATTACTTACAAAAGAATGGATAAACTTTGCAAAAAATTTATCAGAAAATAATATGGATGAAATAGCACCTGAATGCTATAGTATGTGCAAAAAAAGAACAGGTAGAGATGATATAAAAAAAGAAACTTACTATTATAAAGGAAAAATTTACAATATAAATGGAAATCTATTGGACTAAAACATGAAAAAAATATTATTAGTAGCAGGTTGTAGTTATTCAAACGAAAGATGGACGTCCATACATCATCCCAAATTAGATGTCAGTTGGCCTAAATGGCCACAATTACTTGCTGATAAGATAGACATGGAACTTATAAATTTAAGTGAGTCAGGTGCAGGACAAGAATACATCTATAGTAATATAATTGATAAATTGCAAACCATAGAACACTCTAAAATAGGTCTAATTATTGCAGCTTGGAGTACAGCTCCTAGACGTGATTATCAAATAGAAAGTTTATACTTACAGAAAACAAAATGGACAAATGATATGTATGATTCAAAAGGTTGTATGCAGTACTGGATAGATAAATCATTAAGATATTATTATAGTCTTCAGATGGTTTGTGAAAATTTAAAATTACCTTATAAACAATTTCAGATGGTAGATTTATTTAAAGGCTATCTTTGGCAACAATTGATTGCTAAAAGAACAAAAGACTTTCCTGATGATTATGTTAAACAAATACCTATTTTAAACAAGCCTACTGATCTCACAACAGAAGAAAAAAACTGGAAAGAAAAAAAAGAAAAAAAATACTTGGCACAAATACACAATAGTCCATACTACGAAAAAATTAATAATAACTTTATAGGATGGCCAACTGATCCAAGATTAAATGGTTATAGTCTATCTGATAAAGTGTTACATAACGCTACTGATAGAATATCAAAAATTGATTTACACCCTAATAAACAAGGACAAGAAAAACTGGCGGAGTTTATATATGACAGGTTGGAATAGAGAATACCTAGAACACAAAGACGAATACCTAGAACTTTTTGATAAGTCAATGCAAAAAGAACAAGAAGGTAATGTTGAGTTTTTAGAAGACAAACTTAAACAATACACAGGTAGAAAATATGCTGTGGCGTGTAGTAATGGTACAGACGCATTACATTTTGCTTTAAGAAGTTTAGATATAAAAAAAGATGATGAAGTATTAACAACACAATTTTCATGGATATCTACAGCGTCTTGTATATCTATGGTTGGTGCAACACCTGTATTTTGTGAAATTGATATATCATCTTATCATATGTCATTAGATAGCATTAAACGTATGTATTCAGATAAAGTCAAAGCAGTTGTCTATCCACATTTATTTGGCAACATGTCAGACACAAAAGAGATAATAGAATTTTGTAAAGAAAAAAATATTGCATTTATTGAAGACGCAGCTCAATCATTAGGTGCAAGTCTAAATGGTGTTAAGGCAGGATCAATAGGTGACATATCAACATTAAGTTTTAATGCAAACAAAGTTGTTGCTGGTATTGCAGGAGGTGGTGCTATACTTACAGATGATAAAGATAAAGCAGAGATATTTAAAAAATTAAGAAGACACGGCAATAATGAAATATTGGGTTATAACTCTAAAATGTTGTTAATGAACGCTGAGTTTATAAACTTTAGATTAAACAGAATGAAAGAATGGCAAGCTAAAAGACAAGAAATAGCAAAACAATATGATGAACAATTAAGTGAATATGTTACAGTACAACCTACAACAAACGGCCTAGATCATAATTATCACAAATATGTTATCAGATTACAAAACAAAGAAGATAGAGATAAATTAAAGAATATACTAAACGCAAAAGTACATTACGACAGACCTTTATCCGAAAACATTATGTACAGAAACATTGAACACAGAAAAGATAAAACTTTTGCAAGTAAAATAGTATGTGACACTATATTAACTTTACCTATTCATCCATATATGACAAAAGAAGAAGTTGATAAAATTATAAACACAATTATAATAACACTTGAACATAAACAAAATAATTTCATTAACAGCATACAAAAGATATTAGGTGATGACTTATTTGATAAAGAACTTCTTAATGAAACAACTGAAGATATTTACGATTATATTATTGAAAAATGCTATCAAACACCAAAATATATTGAAGATGTACCTTTTAAAAACAAAACAAAATTAAAAATTGCATTTAATAAATTTTATGAAAACCTTAAACGAAATACAAGATAATTATTTAGCTATAGACTTCTTTTTGTCAATGTCTTGCAATAAGAATTGCCACTATTGTACAAGTTATACTTTAGAAATGAGAAATCTAACAGTTGATATAAATTTTTTAAAACAAACTTTAGATTATCTTAAAAATTATAAAATCAGAATATGTCTATTAGGTGGTGAGCCTGGCCTTATTAAAAACTTAGATGATGTAATAAACGAAATAAAAAAATATCCTAACTTTATATGTTCAGTATTATCCAACTCATTTGTTCGTAAAAGATATCCACATATACTTGAAGATAAAGATATACTTTATGTTGAACATAATATATTAGATTGGTATGAAAATGAAGTAACAAAACTAGGTAACTTTGATTATATACCTGAAAATGATTTTAACAACTATAACGTTGTTGTAAGAACACCTAACTATTACAAATATAAAAATAATCATCCCGATGTATTACAAAAATTAAATCATAAAAATACTATGTGGAAAACATTTAATGGTAGATCAAAAGAGTTTACAGATGTAATACAGGCAGATGAAATTGATCGTAAAATGTGTGCAGCTTTCCCCATGGTGCCAGTTATTGATTTTGAAAAAAAACATATTGTACATTGTAGTAAAAAGTTTGCTAACAATACCGAATTATCTAAAACATTTGAACTAACACAGGAAAATATTGATAAGATGATGAACTTTAGATTGTTCAAATATGAAAACTATTGTAAAACGTGTACTGAATGGGTACAACCAAAAGGACACTTTCCTATGAGAAAATATGCAAAGGTATTAAATGACTAAAATATATTCTGTAGCACTCAACTTACACGACCATAATACATATGATGGTGTGTTTCATAATCAAAGAGAACGATTTACTAGATTTAAACATAATTTACCATATCACGCTGAAGCCTATGCTCATCAATCTGACATACTAAATCCTGGAGACTATAGATTAAATGATGAGTTTGTAAAACAATATTTTGTCAAAAAAGAAGGTGTGTTGGCATTTACATATACTTATGGTGGAATAAGAATGTGTAAAGATATTTTGCCAAAAGATATTTTTGATTATGTACCTAAAAAGTTATGGGATTATTATTACAAAGATGGTTTATATTTTATAGATCATCACCAATCTCATGCCACCTATGCCTTTCTTAATTCAGGTTTTGAACAATCAGATATATTAGCAATTGATGGTATAGGATCAAAATATAGATGTGTGTTTTTTGATAAAGATAAAAACTTGATTGATTTATCAGATAAGTTACCTATTGGTTGGCTATGGAATCATATGTCTAACTTAACTGGTTTTGGAACTTTAGGTGCAAGTAAATTAATGGGTAAAGTTGGTTATGGTCAATTTAGTCAATATTATTATAACGTGTTTGAGATTATACTTGATGGACCTATTACTGAAAAGAAACAAAAACATTTTAAAGAGATAGACTTGTCAAATATAGATAATTTAGCATTTACATTACAAAAATTTACAATAGATAAAATAAAAGAACACGTATATCCGTTAAAAAGTTGTGATAATCTTTGTATTGCAGGTGGTGTTGCTTACAATGGATATATGAACGAAGAATTTACAAAGCATTATAAAAATGTATTTGTACCGCCTGCTGTTGGTGATGAAGGACAGGCAATAGGTACATATCAACACGCTGATTATATATTAAACAATAATATACACAAATCAGAAACATTTGCTGGTAAAGAATATGATTATAATGAAGGTGAAAAAGTGAATTATAAAGAAGTTGCTCAGGCAATCGCTAATGGTAAAATAGTGGGTTGGTTTCAAGGCAAATCAGAAAGTGGTAATCGTGCATTAGGTAATAGAAGTATATTGGCTGATCCACGTAATCCTGACATCAAAGATATTATTAATCATACTATAAAGATGAGAGAAGACTTTAGACCGTTTGCACCTGCTGTATTAGAAGAACACTATAAAGAATATTTTGATACAAGATTGCCTAGTCCATATATGAGTAGAATATGTAAAGTTAAATCGGATAAAGTGCCAGGAATTACACACGTTGACGGTACGGCTAGAATACAAACAGTTAATAAAGAATTTAATGAAAAATTTTACAATATCATAAATGAATTTTATAAGATAACAGGCATACCTATGTTATTAAATACTAGTTTTAATTGTCGGGAACCAATAGTTGAAACCCCTAAAGATGCCATAAATACATTTAACCAAACATCATTAGATATGTTAATTATAGAAGAAAGGATTTTAGTGAAATGAACATAAATGAAATATTAAAAAAGGTATTTCCAAAAGAAATAGATGAACTGATTTCAAAACAAGATTATCTTGGTATGCGATTGAGTGGTGGTATTGACTCAGCACTTATGACCTTTTTAACTATGACAAAGTATCCAAACAAAAAAATTATACCTATAACAATATATAATAAACTTAGACCTGCTGCTAGAAATCCAGTAAGACGAGTAATAGAAGCTTTAAAAATATTAAATCCAAATAGTATTCTTTTAGAACCAGTTACAGGAGAATTTGATACATCAGGATATGAATTTAAACCTGAAATGGAAGAAGAATTTATAAAAAGTGGTTATACAAAAAAATTTCACCCTAAAGACGTATTTCAAAGAAAATGGTTTAAAGATATTTTTGATAGAAAAGATAATGTTGGTAAAGTAAATATACTTTTTTCAGGAGAAACTTTAAATCCGCCAATGGATATTCAAAAAAAATTAAAACCACAAAGTACGTTTCCAAAAGATAGAAATTTAAAAAGAGAAAATGTTTTATCAAAATACAAATATAATGGTATATACAAATACGAATATCGCCCTTTTCGTAATTTAACAAAAAAGGAAGTTGCCTCATGGGTAAAAGATTTAAACCTAGACACAAAAATTCTACCTTTAACAGAAACATGTGAACTAGAAATTTATCTTTACCCTAGCTTTGATAATGACTATAAATTAGGATATACAAAATGGGGTGAAGAACCTTGTATGAGATGTTGGCCTTGTAGAGAAAAATATTGGGCATATGGTTGCTATGATTTTATGACTGAAGAAAAAGATGATAGATATAAGATTATTTAAAAATATAATGGCAGAAGCCAGACACAATGATGATCTTTTAGATTCATATAGTCCTAATCAATTTAAAACTAAAGAAAGACTAATATCTCATATTAGAGATTTAAACATTGTAAATGATAAATCTGAAATTGTGTTATTAGGTGGTTGGTATGGCAGTATATTGATACCTGCATTTAAAGAAGTAAAACAAATAACACTCATTGATATTGATGATAATGTGGTTAGAATTGCAAAAAACAGATTATTTAATCATTACAACAATATTGATTATATAACAGCAAATGTTTTTAATTTAGGAAGGCATTTTCCTAGAGTGGAAAGTGCAAATTTAATTATCAACACATCTTGCGAGCACATGAATCCCATGAAAAAATTACAGTTAAATACAAACGCTTACTTTGCCTTTACATCAAATAATATGGTTGATATAGAAGGTCATGTTAATTGTGTAAATGATAATAAAGAATTTAAAAATCAATTGCCTGAAAATGCTAAAGTATTAATTGAAGACAGTATAACAGATGATAGAGGAACTAGATTTATGTTAGTTGGTAAATTTTATGAAAAGAGTAATATATAGTTTTTACATTGATATACCAAAAGAAGAACTTGATATATTTGATAAGAATATATTAGTACCAAATAAATCTGTACCTATAAATTATGTTACAAAGGATGCCTTTAAAGAAAACTATACAAAATTAGTAGCTTGCAAACAATGGTATGCAAAACAATTGGGTGTGGAATTTAAAATGTTTGAGTATGATGTAGATTTTATCTTATACAAAGAAGATATGCAAAGAAATTATCCATACATTACATCATATAATGTAGTAAATTTTTACAAGATATATTTGTTTTATAAACTTGCTGAACAATATGATGAAATACTTTATTTAGATTTTGATGTAGTACCTATGCATGATAATAATTTCTTTGAAACATGGGACTTATCAAAAGGTATTGCGATACAACACAATACACATAAAGTTATTCCTATGGATGCTGTAACTGAACGATCACAAACTATTCGTAGTCCGACAGCAAAGTATTATAATGCTCAAGCAATGTTATTAGATAGAGGATTAAACCCTAAACATCATGTGGTAAATACAGGTATTGTTGGTGCAAATAAAGAGCACATACATAAATTAAAATACTTTGATAACTTTGACTCTGATATGGCAGAGATGAGCAAATTAACTAAAGGCCATGATATGTATCCTAAAAAGATAACAGACTTTTTTGGTTGGGATAATGAAACATTATTTGCAGTTAAGATATCAGAAAATGATGTACCAATACAATGGTTAGATCAGAAATGGCATTACTTTTTTTCAGATCAAGGTTTTGTGCCAAAATCAGTTGTACTATGTCACACTATTAATAAACAATTTGATGTTGTTTGGAGAGCATATAATAATGCTTAAAATTTGTACTGTATATTTTGAAGGTTTATACAAACCTGAATATGTATCAAAATTATATAGATCATTAAAGAAACATAGTAGTGTACCTTTTGAATTTATCTGTTTAAGTGATACAGACGTTAAGGCAGATGTAGTATTACCTTATAATCATTACAGTAATATTAAGAAACATTGGCATAAGTTAAAATTTTTTAGTCCTCAATTTGCATATCAAAAACCTGGTGATGACATAATCATTATGGACATAGATCAAATCATAGTAAATAATATTGACGAATTATTAAATTATCCTGTATCAAATAACGAATTAGTTACTTACGGACAATGGTGGGAAAACAAACTCGGTATAAATGGTGGTTTTTATAAGTTTAAATCAGGTTCATTAAGGTTTGTATGGGATGATTTTGTTTTAAATCCAGATTATTGGCAATTACATTTTTATAATAATGGTACGGTTCATAAAAAATATTATGGCGAACAAAACTATGTTAAATGGAAAATATTAGAACACAAAGCTAAATTAACTAAAACACCTTCTAAATGGATTGCAAAATACACAGATAATTGCACGGAAAATATAGAACTAAATAAAATGTATGCTAAAAAGTTTAATACAGATTATATGATACTTGATGAACCTCATAATAATATAAAAATTATTCACTATTTAGGACCTAAAAATGGAAAAAACATTTAAAGATAAAGGAATGACTGCTGTCACAAAGAGTAGTCCTGGAAATGTAGATACTTCAGATTGGTTTACAAAGTTATCTAAAACAGGTGAAGAAAGAAAAAAAGATACAAACTCTATTATGAATAGAGCAAAAGATAAGAGAAGTTGGTTTTGTCATTTTCCTTTTAGTGAGATGTTTATAGAATTAGATGGTAGATTTAAAGCGTGTTGTCTTGCAACTGGAAGTAAAGATTATAATATAAACAATACATCTATAAAATCATGGATGGAAGATAGTAAATATCTGAATGATTTAAGAAAAGAAATGTTAGATCCTGCAAAACATGGTACTAAAGCAATTAATGAACATTGTATAAGATGTGTTAAAGACGAAGCTCGTTATGGTAAATCCAGAAGAACTCACCACATGTGGAAAGAGTCAAGTCAAAAAGAACGTTGGGATGCTATAGAAAGAAACGTTAGAATGTACGAGAAGACAGGTGTATGGACTTTTGACGAAAGAATAATGCAAATTCAAATTAAATCTTTTGGTATAGAATGTAATTTAGATTGTCATATGTGTAACCACGATAGCTCATCTATGAGGATTGATATGATGAGAAAACACAAAGTATATAGTGAAAAAATGTTTGGTTCAATGAAAAAAACTAATTATAAAATTAAACTTGTTGAAGATAATTTAAATAAAATAAACAAAAAAGATGTCATTGAACAAATAAAAGAACTCGCACCATATTTAAATAGTATAAAAATTATAGGTGGTGAGCCATTAATAATGAAAAAGTATTTTGAATTTTTAGAAGAAATAGTAAAAACTGGACATGCACCTTATATAACAATCAAGTTTCAAACAAATCTTACAAAATTAGGTGAAGGCAAACATAGATTTATTGATTTTGTACCTAAATTTAAACAAATCTCATTTACAGCTTCAATTGATGGTATAAATCAATATGCTGAGTATTTAAGACGAAGATCAAACTGGAAAGAAATAGAAGATAATATAACTTTATTAAATTCTGAAAAATATAAAGGTAAAGCTTTTATTGATGTCAATTCTGTAATTACATGTTTTAGTGTATTAAGATTTTATGAAGTTATAAAATATTGTAAAAATAATCCAGATATACGTTCTGCTGGTTGGTTAATGATTGAAAGACCTAAATCATTAAGGGTAAATAATCTACCTAGAAAACTGAAAGATCAACTTATACCAAAGTATGAAGGATGGCCAGACATTCAAGCTGCATTACGAATGGATGAAGAACCAGACAATGATTTTCAGGACACTTTAAATTACATGTTGAAACAAGATAAGGCTTATAAAGGAACTAAATGGGAAATGAATTTGTTTGATGTATTTCCTGAATTAAAAGAATTTCATAATGAGAATAATTTGTTGTAGATTTGGTGATAAGTTTAGTCAATGGCACATTGATAACTTAAAACATATGATTGATGAATACTCTGGTATAAAATATGACAGCTTTGAAGTTATAGAAGATGATTTATATGGCAACTGGTTTAACAAATTTCAAATGTATAATAGATTTAGAGATGATGAAAATTTATATTTTGATTTAGATGTAGTTATCTATGACAGACTTCCTAATCTTATAAGAAAAAACTTTACACTATTAGATGACACATGGTGGAGAGAACCAGCTCATACACCTTTAAATTCATCAATAGTATCTTGGACAGGTGATGTATCTTATATATGGAATAAGTTTAAAGAAAATGATAAAGAATATATTAAAACATACACTAAAGGCAGTGATGAATGGTACTACAAAAATATAAAATATGAAACTTACGATAGAATATGTCCATCAATAAAAGATTATATCTATCAAAAACCACCACAGTTCAGTATATGTACACTTGGACAAATGCACCACTTACAAGAGAAAGGTTGGACGGGTTGGTATTCTAATTATTTTTTAAAGATAAGGTAATTCTAAATCTGAAAAGTCTTTACAAATGTCTATATCAAAACAGTCAAATATTTTTATTTTTTTATATAATTGTGCAAAGGCATATAAGTTTTTTTCTAAGTCATTAATACCTTTATTTTCATATTCAGCACACATAGGTAAATATATTTTAGTTTTATAACCTGCCTTTGACCAGTGATAAGCACCTATATTTTTATTTTTAAACACACAACCTGAAGTATTAGTACCTGTCACAATTATTTGTGTATCGGTATTATTAATATTAATAAAATTTTTGAGTTTTAATTTTACATAATCTATGGTATATTTTTGGTCATTAATTTGATCTTCAATTGAAACAAATGTAAAATGGTTTGTTATTGCCATCTTTTTAAGCTCTAATAACCTTATATCATTATGTTCTATTGGTGTTGAAAAAAATATACAATTTTTCCTGTCAATAAAACTTGATGATATAATTTCAGTAAGATGAGAATATCTTATACTATCACTATAACTATCTGTGGTTAAAGCAGGATGACCATAAAAATCAATTAATAATATTAGTGTTTTCATATCCACTCAAAAATATATTGTTTTTCTGGTTTTTCTTCACCTTTTAATTTGTTATGATAGCTTATTTCAGTACCATTCACATCTGGTCTTTTGTATCCTAAACTTAAAGCAAGAGTAGGTTCAACTAATTCATTTTTTAACCAATCATATGTATTTTTTAATTTACTTGCATTAAGACATGCAGTATAACTTATACTTAAACCTTCTTCAATAGAAATAGCAGTTAATATAGCACTAAACATACCAATTTCTACATTTGAATTATTAGGTATTAGTTTATGTCCATCGAACACAGCTAAATTATATTCTTCATACGTTTTAGCAAGTGTTGGATTGTTTATAGGTTTTCTAGGTATTAACAATAAAAGATAAGGTGCAAAAAGTTGAGAGTTGCCTTTAGGAAAACGATTATTATAAGTAACATTATTATCTTCATACGCTTTAATTTTATCTAATCGGTATTCATTTCTTAAATTGATGTCAGGATATTCAATCTCACAAGCTAATTCGTAAATATTCTTTTTGATTTCTATATGTTCGGGACCTAGTATCTTAACAACATAAGGCATAAGATTTTGTTTTGATGGAACAAGCTTATATGTCTTATGTAAGACTTTTTCAATTAAATCTTTAGAAGGAATTTTCTCGTGGTCAAAAAATCTTGTTTGATGACGATTTCCAAATGATTGCATTAGCTTTCTAGTATTTCTATTGCAGTTTTCAATACTTGTATTTTTGTTTTTGCCTGTCTTAACCTTTTTTTAGCTTCATTATCAGACGACTCACTAATTTGTTTAGTTTCAAAACATGCTAATTTCAATGCAAAAATTTGATCTACATTGTCATTGTCTTCAAGTAATGCAGTTACAATTTTAGGATAAAATTTAGTATCAAGTGTTTTACTCTCAGACTCAAATATCAAACCTTGTTTTTCAGCTATTCTTAATACTGATTTCTCAAACTGTTCCTGTTCTGTTTTATTTTTTTGATAAGTTGACTCATGTAATTGATCAATATTCATATACTTTGTAAGTGCTTGATATTGAGGATTATTTTCTTCGTACGGTATGATGGTTGTAAATACTGATTTTTTATCTTCAGCTGTTGTTTGCACTTCTATATTTTTTCTTTCGTTATCTATAAAATATGCAGTTAAAAAATTATCTTT